TGAAAACATTTCGCGATGTTCTCCGCCCAAGAAAGTGGATAAGCAGCGTGCTGCGGATTTGCAGTTTGAGTGGGTTAAGTGCTCAAGAGCGGTCAAAAGCGCTGATGCTCTTATTAGGTCTAACAAGATTAATCTTCCTGTTCTCTCTGATAAATCAAATATATCTGGTGATATGATAAATTTTCTTATACCACAATTGTCTGTTAGCTACAAGGCAATTATCTCTCCACGCTCTGATAGTCCTTTGGAAAGGCTTGCGGAGTTTATGGAGGGAGCTGTTGGTTCCGTGAAGAAGCTGGTTTCAAGCCATCAGTTTGAGGTTGGTGCAATCATGGGTGTGGCTGGATCTGTAACAATCGCCACTGTCATGGCAACTGTGCTAGTCTTTATGTCGAAAGATATTATGGGTAAGGTTGATGAGAAAGTCGTTTTTAAACGTGAGAAGAAAGCTAAGGCTGAATCTCTTGCATTAGCTGTTGCTGAGGAGAAAAAACTCGTGGCAGAGACTGAAACTGAAGGCAAACCCAAGAATCTTACTTCTGGTCAGAATCGTAGAATGAAGGAGCGTAAAACTGATGAAGATTTCAACGCTAAACTCAAAGGATACGATGATCGTGTAACTCGGCAGGGTTATGGTGGTGATCAGGAGGATAAAGAAGATAAGTACACAAAGGACTTGCGAAGGCATGGTTATGATGATGATTCTGTTCGTCGTGAGATGGACTGGGTTTATGAGAGGAACAAACCTCAAGATATGGCTTTTCGTGATGAGAGATACAAGCAAATCGAGCAAAAATTGTCGGCAATGGAAAATAAAAGATTCAAGGGTCTTCTCAAAGAGAGGAGTGTACTTGATGATACTTTGCAGGACATGATGAGCATGGATTTGAATCGTGTATCGAAACAGCGAATGAGCTTACTTGAGGATCGTGCCAATCTTGCGAAAAAGATCAAAGTTTTTTATGACATGATTGAGTCTGTTGAGACTCCTGTTACATTGAATTCGATCTTTGAAACAAAGGTTGTCAAGGAAGTTTCGAAGGTGGAAACGCCCGTTTCTAAAACCCCAAGTGTTGAAGCACCAGCGATTCCTTCTATTGATCTCAAAGTCAGGAAAAAGGATTGTAAGTGCAACTACTGTAGTAGACCAAAAACTAAAACAGTGGCTAAATACTATGAGTGGCTTGCCACTCCTTCGGTGCAAGGCAAGGGTGTTAAAAAACTCTCACCATGTGCTCCCAAACTACCTGCTGTGGAAGCCGCTTCGGCGTTGCCTAGTATCAGCAAGGATGATTATCATCGTGGTTTGGTCAAAATGTACTATGCCAGTTCTGTACAAGAGAATGGTTATTGGGGGTGTATAGCTCTCATAATGTACAAGGGTGAACTTACCTGGATTATGACCGAACATCAATGTAAAGAGGGAGTTTACATTGTTCAAAACAAAAAAGAAATTCCCCTTCCGAAGAAGGAGAAGTGGACTCAGCACCTTGATGGTGTTCTTGCTTTCCTCACTATTCCCATGAAGAATTTCATGATTGGTGGTTTTGGAAAGAAGAATGCCTATAAGGTGTGTCCCGCTAATACTTTTTTGGCAGCTGGGTTGTATGTGGGATATGACCCAAAGACCGTTACTGAGGTTATTACAGCAACTGAAGTTAGAAGACGTGGAAACATTGTCTACCATTCAGTCACAACCTCCAACAATTCATGTGGTGGTTTGATTGTCAATAGCGCTCTGGAAGTCATTGGCATCCATTTTGGGACGAATGGTGATAGTGTGAAAGGTTTAAATAACAAAGGTGTCTGTGTTGATTATGATCTCACTTATAAAGATGTTGTTGAAGGAAGTTTGCTACAGGCTGGCCCTCGAATGAGAC